ATTCCTATTATAACAATGAATAAAGTAGAAAATATTCTAAAAGAGTTGGCTTCTATATTACCAGTTCATATTATGGTTGGTAATCATGATTTATTTAACAAAGGATCAAATGAAGTAAATTCTATAAGATTATATGGTTATATTGATAACATAACGATATATGAAAGAACAAAAACATTAGAAATAGGTGGTAAAAAAGTAGTTTTAATGCCGTGGGTTGAGAAAAGATTAGATATGATAAATGAAATTGCTATTAATCCCGGTGATTATTTACTATGTCACTCTGATTTAAATGGTTGTAAGATGCATTTAAACTCTGTTGCTCATAGAAATGCGGATAAAATTGATGTAGAAGATTTTGGTAAATATCAAAGAGTATTCTCAGGACATATTCATATACGACAAGTTCAAAAAAACTTTACTTTCATTGGTTCTTTATATCAAATGGATAGAAATGATTATAATGATCAAAAAGGAATGACTGTATTGGATTTAGAAGAAGATGAAGTAGATTTCATACCAAATGATTATTCGCCTGTATTCCAAAAACATAGAGTTATTAGTGAAAAAGATGTTGAAGAATTAGACCAATTAAAAAACTCTAAAGATTATATTGATATTTCTATTTCTAATAATTTATTAATTTCAAATAGAAAGTTAAGAAGAAAATTAGAAATGATATTAGAGAATGGTTCATTTGCATCAGTTGATTATATTGATGATATTGTTTTAACCCCTGAAGAAGAAGAAAAGAAAAAAGAAGAAGAAGTTGAGTTTGATGAGAATAATTTAAATATTTCTATACAACTTGATTATGCAGATTATATAAAAGAATATATTTTAAAACAAAAGTATGATAATGAAAAATTCAAAGATGGTATAATTGAGGAATTTGAAGAAGTTATCAAAATTTATAACGAGAATTATACCTCTAAAAAAGATTAATTATGAAAGAAACAATTTCAACTGCATGTGTTGTATTTAACCGAGTTAATACCGGTATGCCTTATGATAGAAAACTTAAATTATACTCTAAAAACTACTTAAACAAGGTTGTGAAGTATCTTGAAGAAGAAGAAGAATATGAAAAATGTTCTTTATTGATAGAATACATTAAAATTCGATTTAATCATGAATTAAATTACAAAAACCCTATTATTCAATAGGGTTTTTTGTTAATTTTATTTTCAAATCTCCAGTTCCTTTTATAACTCTATGATAAACACCCATTGGTATAAAAACTTCACCTTTAATAACTTTTGGTAATTCATTATCTAATTGTACTTGCCAATCTGTTTCACCAATAGATTCAATAATTCTATCTTCTCTATCACGATGCCACATAAAATCTCCAGAGTCAGTATATTGACTGAAATCTCTGATAAATACATTATCTAATACTATTTCTTCTTTAAAAGGTAACATTAGCTTACTATTTCTTTATATCTTTCTTTAAACCTATCAATTTTATCCAACCAATTGTCTTTTACATCACAATCTTTAACATAGTTTTTAACTCTTGGTTCAATGTATATTAATAGTTCTCTTATTTGTCCTATAAATACTGATAACATCTTAGGATTACTATACAACATACTAAGATTATCAATTAATTGTGAATATGTTTTGCCATTTATAAGAGGTTCTCTAAGTCTTTTCATCATAAAATTCAATTCATCAGTTGCAGTTTGATTAACACCCATTTTAGTTATTTGTGAAAACCCCATTGTTATCAACATACCAAAATCAAACAAAAAATCATTAATATATTTTTTGTTTGTGGATTCAAATATTTTATATTCTTTTAAGTATTTCATATTCTATATATAAAAATATTCAGGATAATTATTAGATTTTAATCTATATCTCATAACTTGTCTGTCAATACCTGAACCAATTACTGCCTTAGAAATTGAATCATACTCATTTCCTAGTATTGATACTTTCTTATTTTTAATGGGACCTGTTTCGATTTCCTTATTACTATCATCTTTATCTAAATATATCCAATTTTCATATGATTTAGATTGTAGTCTCCATAAGATATAATCATGCCTTTTATCTAACTTATTACAAGAATCTGTTATAGAATCATATATAATTCCATCTATAGAAACTTTCTTTCTTCTTAATTCGAGTTTGTCTATAAATTTATTATTTTTGATATTTATATCATTATCTTTATATAAATAGTTTTGAAAATTATAAGACCTTAGTCTATGTTTTATTAAACTTCTTTCTAAGTTAAATATCTTCGCGGCATGACTTATAGATTCATATTCTAAACTATTTATTATTATTGGTTTGTAGTATTTATCTTTCAATGATTCTATATTTGGATTATTTGACCAGGTATCACCACCATCACCACCATCAGTTAGATTATAAAGATTCTCACTCTTTTTATAGAAACCTATCCAATATTTTTCTTTAATTGATAGTTCTTCATAATTATCACATTTGTCAATTACTTCTTTGGTAAAATTATTCTTACCATATTTAAGTATTGCCTTTTTTATGTAAACTCCAGAACCATAATAGTTTTTATCACTTGTTGCATCTTTTCCTATATAAATTTTATTATTTATTAGGTTTGTTATTTTGTATATTTCCATATACTATATATTAATAAAAATATATGACTTTTTACCAATAACCAGGATATGTCTTACCTCCAAATAGATGTCCATATTTATTAATTCTACAAGCCCAATAACCTGCCATAGTTTTATCTTTCTTAGTATCACACTTATGTCTAGCAGCAAATGACTTTCTTGCTTTAGGATCACTTACTTTTGCGGTTAACCCACCGTGTACATCACCAAATGCAATCTTTTTAACTTTACCAGTTTTAGGATTCTTAACATAAACATGATATTTTTTAACACCACCTCTCATAGGTTTATTTAACTCTACTTCTTTACCGTGATATTCTGCCTCATTCAACTCTATTATAGTTTCCATTGGTAAATCTAAAGGAACTGAAATACCTTCATATTCTGAGAATCTACCTATATCAGTTGATTCAAATAATTCAGTATCTAAATCAGATAATTCAATTTGATTATTATCATATAACTCTCTTGCTTCTTTGATTAAATCAAAGTATTTATTAGACCCTGGTCTAAATACATTTTCCACAATTGGTTTATTATTATCTATGTGGTATTGTAAATTTTCTGATATTCTACCAGAGAACGATTCAAATAGTTTTAAGTATTTCATATTTATAATATTCCTTTTTCATTTAGATATTCTCTAAATGTTATAGTATCATCCATTAAATTAGGAGATAAATAGTTTTTATCCAACTCGGTATTAATTATTTTGATTTGCTCATCATTTGGAATACAAAGAGTTCCAGTTGGTTCTTTCTCAATAACTCTTTCTATATTAAGATAACTCATGTAAGGAGTAGGTCCCGATGCTTTTATAAATTCTCTAATATCGCCAATATAATAATGAATATCATTATTTTCAATATAAACACCATATTTGTTTTGTCCAAATTGACTTACATCATAAGGCTCACAATCAATCATGATTTTTGAATTTGTCTCACTTTCTGGTTTTGATTTAAATAGGTTCTTCAAATTGAATTCTTCAAATTGTTTTAAGTATTTCATTATTATCCTTATTTTTAGTTATATATTAATATCAAGAAGTTAAAAATTAATATATATCTAAAACTTAATAAAATTAAATGTCAAGTCATAAAAATTTACACTTCTTTAACAAGTCGGGCGATAGTTTAAACTTAAATTATAACGAAAATACAAAATTATTTGAGGGAGATATTCTTTTTGATGAGAACTCAACAGATACATTCAAAACATACGCTTTATATACATTAGAGAAGGTGCCAACATTTGATTTTGAATCAATTGGTAATTTAGGAACTAATAAATTCCAATTATTTAATGAATTTGGATTTCATTTCTATGGATCTAAAACAAATGTATCACAACAAATAACTAATATAGAACCTGTTAATAATGATCCTGGTTTTTATTCCAAATGGATATATGGAGAACATTTTGAAGTAAAATTCCCAGTTGGATCAATAATAGTATTTGATAGTAGTTTATTGGAGTTCACTAATTCAAATCAATCATTTGTAGTTGTTTCTACTAAGAAGAATGCGATAATGATTATATCAACTGTTGATAATTCAACTTTTGAAACTACATATTATACATCATATAAAGATATAAATACATATATTGGTAAATTTATATCAAGTAAAGATGTAATTGGTGTTTATAATTATATTAATACCAATTATGAGAATAAAATATCTGAATGGTCTGAACCTAATTTTTATGATAAGTTATATACTGGTAAAAAACTTAATGTTATTAATACTGATATAAATGATGGTATTTATACAGTTGGTAATACTGATATTACTGATATAATACATTTTGAATATTCGGTAAACAAATATAGTCTACCTACAAATTCTGATATAATAATGGAAGTTATATTAGGTACTGATTTACCTAAGTTATATGATGGTGGTTTAGAAATTACATCAAATGGTAAAGTAGGTATATCAGATTATTTTCATTATCCTAGAATATTAAAATCTGGGCAAGTGTTTAAAGTAGTTGGGTCATCATTAAATAATAACTTTTTAACAGTTAGTGATATATATGATTTTACAAGTAATAACAATATAAAATATTATAATTATCAAGACCAAGTTACTTACAATGGTCAGTTATATGAATGTATTTTAGCATATACTCATAGTCATTCTTCACAGGATACTATGTATATAACACCGAATACTGATATAACACACTGGTCTAATCCAACATATATTAAAGTTAATGAATCGACAAATTTAGAAACATTACTTTATTCACAATTATATTTAACAACAGAAAGATATTATTATAGTTATGGTTGGACAGGTTCTAGTGCTATAACTTTAGCATCTATTGTAGATAAATATAAAACCGATTTACAATTATTTAATATTGATCTCTATTATGAGAAAGATTATCTTAAAGCAGACTTAATTTATCCAAGTAAATATGCTAGTGTTAATTTTTATCATACTCAAGTTGATACAAACAACATAATAGGGAGTGAATTAAGAACAT